AGTCCGACATCTCCCCCGGCAGAACCATAACCCTTCCGGAGCGGGTCTTGAGACCCGGCCACGATTGTCCCGCTGCGCGCATCGGCCATTCTTGCGGGTTCGCCATTACAGTAGGAGGTTGTCAAGCTGCGTGACGCGAAGCTGCGGAATGCGATGGTGAACATCACCCTTGAACACGTCCGAAGCGGACCGCATCACCGTGGTCCTGCCGCCGTACTTGCGATTGTTCTCCCGGACCATGGACGCAATCTTCTGCGTTGCGATGGCCTGCACGGCCTGCTGGTTGTCGATGTCCGTGTCAAGAAGCAGAGCTTCCGATGCCGCCTTGTAGATCAAGGCATCAACAAACTCCTGCGGCACGAAGGGCACTTGGCTCTCCGGATGGATCGGTTCCAGGTGACGGGTGTAGAACTTGATGTGCAAGAACTGAGCATCCTGCCCGGCCGCTGCAGCAACAGGCACCGGGAACACCTCAATCCGTTTGCGCAGATTCGGCCCCGGCTCGATGTACCGGAACAATCGAGGCCGGCCCGATCCAGTAGCGAACCCTGTCAAGATGCGCGCGTACTCCGTGGACTCCACTTCGGCCAACGGAGGCGCCGACCAGTTGCCCGGCGAGATAGAGATTGCCTCACCCAAGTTCTCGGGAAGCTCGTAGATCCTCTGATCCCCCTCGAGAAAGACGTCGCCTTCTCGCAACAGCCATCGCCAGAATCCCTCGATGCGAAGGATTTCCTTTTCTGCCCAGTAGATGAAGTCCCGGAAGACGGCCAGCTTGGTCTGCCCGTTGAAACTCGCGGTGTACTTCGCGTCGCCCTGCTTCTCCGCAATCAAGATGGCTCCCTGCGCACACCGATCGTAGGTCCACCGGTTCGACGGGTGAGCAACGCGAGACGGAGCGATGTCCCGCGTGGTCTCCACTTCGAACAAGTGGCAGGCCATCAACGTCACGGCTTCCAAGTTGAACGGTGACGTTGCTACTTGGGTGGTCTTCGCTGCCGAGATGAACTCGAATCCAGGAGCTCCGGGGGCGCCCCACAGAGGGTTGCTAAAATCCTCGAAGGACATGACCGGCGTGTTGAGGTTCCGATCGTTGAGGTAGGCATCGAGCAACACCTTGTCATCGGCGCGTCGAATTCGGAAGCGCATCGACTGGTAGAAGCCTTGGTACTGGATGTCTCCCTCTCCATCCCAGTCCGGATCCACAGCCAAGTTCTCGGTCGCTAGCGTCTTCGTCGCGAGAACAACGGCCTGATCGACTTCCAAGGTCACCGCAGCAGGGATCCCGGGAGGCAAGACGACCGGTGTGTACTTGATGAACTTGAGGATCGGCGCCGAACCATCGCGCGGACACGTCACGCGCAACCCGTAGCCCTGATCAAAGCAAAGAGGCTCTTCGTCTCCACCAAGATCCACAAGGAGCGGATCCTTGGTCATCCGCGCCATCAGAGTAAACGCGGGATCGTTTTGCGTTTCTGTCAGCAGCGTCGCGATCCCGATGAAGTCTTGCAAGTGAGACCAGACCGCGCGCACTGCGTAGTCAGGCCCATCAAGATCATCTGCCGTGAAGAGAACCTGGGTCTTCTGTTCGGTCGTCGAATCAAGAACGGGTGATCCAACCTGCGCGGCCTGCACATCGACGGGAAGGATGCTCTCGTCGAACAGCTCTACCGCCCCACAGGGAACCGTGTAGTTGACACCGATTCCACCGTCAGCCCGATCGAACTTGTCCAAGAACCGTTGGGTGGTCATGTGATCCTCGAGACGCTGTCATGCCGCGCCGCATTCTTCGGGTCTTCCCAGTAGTGCTTGTCTCCCGTCTGTCGGATCTTCCCGTGCCACAGGTGGGCCGGGTAGGAGTGCGTCTTGCCGATCGTCTTCCCTTGGCCGAGGCCTTCACGCGCCGCGCGACGTTGGTTGTGCAGGTTTCGCGCGTAGGCTCGCTCCATCTTGAGAGCTTTGGCCTTGGTCGTCCCCTTCAAGGGGTTGTTCGTCACCGCGAACTGAGGAGGGATCTCGTTGACGTCCTGGCTACAACCGGTCGTGATGATGTGAACAGGACGCCACACCTTCTCAAAAAGCCCGCCGCATTCACATGCCCACGGTTGAGGTGGCCCCTTGTGCATGCTTACGTCGACTACCTCCGTAGCCTCGCACTTTCCACATTCGAAGTCGTGTCTTGGCATCCCTTGATCTCCCACCCACCTGGGCCGGGCTCTTGCACTTTCGTCAACCCGTACCCTTGCGTGCGTAGAACTTCTCGTAACTCCATCGGCACGCAGGGTTCGAGCAGGTGAAGCGCGCGAGTTTCCCCGCGCGCTCCGTCAGCATCACGCTGCCGCATTTCCGGCAGGGTCGTTGCATCAGCAGCCAGCAACTCCAGTGCAAAGGCTGTCGATGATTCCCGTGGCGTTGGGGGCCAGAACTTCCAGCGTCCCTTCCCACTCGACCATTCCCTTGGTCGAAGAGCCAACCTTGGCAAGCTCCACAGCCAAGACCGGCCGGAGCACCGCAACACGGATCTTGTTGATCTCCATGGTCGCGATGTTGGCGGTCGGCTGGTAGCGGTGCAGAAGCACGCGCTGTGTGCCGAAGTCGCTCTGGTAGTAGTCGACGGTGTTGATCACCGTCTTCTCATCCACATTGATGTTGTACCGAACCTGAGAGTTCGGGTTCAACGTGAAGTTGGACATGGACCGCTTCTGCTCCGCGTTCGCGAAGATCGTGTCGGTCATTGCCCCCTTCTCCCACATGGCCTGCAGGTGGTCGTTGAGCAAACACTCGTCGATGCAGTTGGCCGGGGAAACCCCCGAAGCCGACGTCACCGTGCCAAGCTCGTCCGTGCTCAGCCCCAGCGTGGTTGCACACGTCGGGTCGGTTGCCTGCGCAAACTCCAGGTAGCCATCCATCTTGCGAGGCGCCGCGCCAGCCGCGTTGCCTTGAGCTACCTGTGACTGCCGCGCCGAGTGCCAGATCGCAAACTCGATGAATCGAGCGAGCTCCATGGACGCCTTGCGCAGCTGGTACACGTACTCGTCCCGGATCCCAGCCGTGTTGATGTCACGCTGGGTGTCCGACACGTCGAACGTGCGCCGGATGATGTGGGTGAAGTTACAGAGACGCTTCCTCGGAACGAGGGCGTCGAATGCCGCGTCCGAACCTTCGGGCGTGGCCTGCACGTCAGCGTCACCCACGTCGGGATCGCCAAACGATGCGAGGGTATCCACGAGCCATTCGTGGATGATGTTGCTCGCCGGCACCTTCTCCCACATGGAGAGGCCGAGAGTGTCCATCGGCGAGATGTTGGTGATGATGTCGAGCAGGTCTTCTCGGTTACCTGTCCCCACATCGAAGGAGTTCAGGACTCCTACCGATTCCGTAAACATTCGAGCTCCGTTGGTTAGGCGGAGCCCCTCGAGTGTCTACCTCAGCCGATTCATCAGGTGTTGGTGCAGCATTCGGTCCGCAGTGCGCTTGTCGGCGGGATCCATCGAGCGGGCTTTCTTCGCCCATTCATCCCGTTCGTCGACAAGCCCACGCTGTTGACGTTCGTCTTGAGTCTCCGTCGTTGCCGGAGCGAAGCGTGCTGTGCCACCTGTTCCACGTGGAGGTATAACCGTAGGGACCCGCGGGTTGCGGGGCCGATGGGTTACCGACAATTCTTCGTCGGTCGCGATGACGCGGAACGCTTGCTCTGGGTTGAGACCGTTGGATTCCATGACCGTTTGGATCTTCGACGGATGAATCTCCGCGTCGAATCCTGCGTACTTGCCTGCGAGCCCAACCATGGCCTGGGTAAAGCTGTGCTCTCGAACCTCTCGCAACGCAGGGCCAACCTCACCCATCACTTCCTCACGGATCGTGGATGCTTGCTGGCGTGCGTTCATGTCCGAAAGCACTCTTGCCCGGTCCTCTGGTTCCAAACTCTCCAGCTGTGCTTCCTGGATGCTCTGGATCTGACCCGCAAGGGCGTGGTTCGCGGTCCGCAACTCCTCAATGTCCCGATTCTGTTGGGCCGAAGTCGCTTGTAGCTCCCCGTTCGTACGCTCCAATTCTCGCCTCTGTCCCGCCAACTCTCGAATGCGTTCTTGCGCTCTCGGTGACGTTTGGTCTGTCGGCTGCCCGTTCTCAACAGGTGGTTGCGGTGGCTGCTGCGCGATCTGTTCGTGGAACTCTACCCCTACGTGCTCGTCCGGGAGAGGCGCCGGCCCGCCTTGGGCCTGCATGTCCTCTGCACGGCGCTGCGCTTGCTCCTCACGTTGAGCCGCGCGCTGCTGAGCAATGTAGCTTGTCGCCGGGGGTTCGGGACCCTGCGCTGCTGCATCACCGTCGACCTTCACAGATGGAAGGCCCATGGTGGCTTTCAACCGTTCCGCCGCTGAGTCGGCCCTTTGTTCAAATCCTGGGGGAATTGCTGACATAGATCCGGTCTCCCGGTTGCCGGTGCGCGACTCCGACTACCTCCGCGCAGACACCGTCACGATCTCGGCTACGTGGGCCGACGCTCTGCTTGGCAGGCTCTTGTTTCCCCCCTAGGTTGCCAGCCATGGGGCCTTTTACCGGAAGAGCTTCAAGGCAGAGCATCGACCCACGGGGCCGAAGCCCCTGGATCTCAGCGGTTGACGTTCCCGCCCCAACCCGAGCCGGCGTCCTGGTAGTGGTAGTTCGGAGGGCTCGACGGGTGGTGTGGGGAGCGCGTCTTGCTGTCCATCGCAGTCTGCGTCTTGCCGTCACCCGAGCTCCGCACGATCGCGCACGCCACGTACTCGTTGTGCGGGGTCGCCCCGCCCAGACCTGCATTCACGTGTCCGCTTCCGTCCATCAGATCACTCCTATCGGTTTGAGTCGTCCGTCGGGCATCACTGTCGCCTTGTGGTGATTCTCCACCTGCTCGAGCTCAATCGCAAGCCGCTTGAGATCCGACTCTTGCGAGTTGAGGATGGAAAGGATGGCATCGAAGGCTAGTACCTTCCCCTGCTCAATCCGCATCTCCGCGGTATCTATCGACTTGATCAGTAGGGAGTTAGCCCTGTCCCTCAGCTTCACAACCTCCTGAGCGTAGCCCTTGTAGCCGGGGTGGTTCTGCACCTGCAAAATCTGTTGGCAGGCCCGCGCAAGAGAGCGCTTGGTCTGGATGTGGTGCTCCATCCGCAAGCGTTCGTGCCGCTCCTGATCCTCGATCGGTGTCTTGAGCGGGTCGATCGGCGTCCGGTGATCCAGGAAAGCCGCCATTCCCGGCGGGATGCTGAGACTGGTCACGAGCCCCCCGGATTCGGTGCGCCCTGCGAGCCTTCGCTCTTCGCGGCCCCGTCTGCATCAGACGGCATGCCCCCTTCGCGGCGATGATTCGGACTCTGTGGGTCTTGGCCGGGGCCAGCAAAACCAGTGCCACCTTGCGCACCGTTTTGCCCTTGCCCCTTCAACGCCATCATCTGGTTCGCCTCCATCAGTGCGCGGCTTTGAACTTCCTGCGCGCGTGCGATCTCCTTCGCATGATCCGCGTTGTGAGCCACCGCATCCGCAAAAATGGACGGCTCTTCTTGCTCCATCTCTTGCCCGTCTTCACCGTTGAGCCAATCTTCGTGCGCTTCGTAGTGCGTGACGTGATCGTCTTCCTTGCGAACCGGGGGAACCTTGCCATGCCACCAGAGCTCATGCTCTTCAATCGCCGAAAGAAGCCCGGCTTCCGCCGGATCCAAAGAGAGGAAGTCAGCAACATCACGGAAGCCAAACCCCTCCCGGAAGATCTTCCCCAGCAAAGCGCGGATCTTGATGACAACGGCTCCCTCTTGTTCATTGATCGCCGGAGCACGATCCAAGAGATTGATCAGCTGTTGTGTCTGCACCATCTGCGTTGACAGACGGAAGCTCGCAACCGGGGTGATCATAAACTTCCCGGTGATATTCTCGGGCCTCACCGTGTACCGATCACGCCAAGCCAACCCCTGTGGTCCCAGCTGATTGATGACACGCGTGCGTGACAAGAACTGCTGATTGTTGGCCGCCATCTGGCGCAGCATCGGCACAAAGATCTCGTTCTCGAAGTTCTTGATCCCTCCGATCAAGCGCATGTTGGCTTCGTTGGTCTCTGACGTGTGCTGCGTCGCTGTCTTCGAACCTCCCCCTTGAGGAGACCGCGCCGCCATGAGCGGCGACGTGACACCGTGAGTCTCACGGATCTCTGTTTTGAGATCCCCCATGCACTGCAACGCTGCGTCGCTGACCTTCGGGAGAAACAGGGGTTTGATCCCGTCCGCGGATTGCGCGCGAAGGATGAGGCCGGGTTGCGCGATCAACTGACCATCCGGCACGTTCGCGCCATCCTCAACAACAAGCATGGGATTCGATTCCAGCTGTGTCGCGGCGTCGTAGAGGTTTCGCTTCGTATCGAGCTCGAAGGACAATCGCGCGATCGGCTCCAGAACACCGATGCCGAAGAACTCCTCATGCAGCTTGATGTAGCGCGCCACTTGGTAAGGCTTCTCGCCGTGCCAGTGCGGGTTCTGCCTCACCACCGCAACACACTTGGCCGAGTTAGGCTCGATCAAGACAAGGTTGCACGGCACCTCTGGCTCACTGGGATCCTCACTGATTCGAAAGTACCCCCACCAATCGATCAGAGTGAAGTGTGCAATGTGCGAAGCCAGCGAGGCCTGCCGACTGTCGTAGACACCGTAGCTGTACGCCTTCCTCTCCTTGAACTCGTCCCCGAAGTTCGCATCGTCATCCCCGGCCCGATCCTTGAGAACATCAAGGTTCTTGAAAATGCCCTTCCGACCGTACTCGATGATCTTGAAGGAAGGCCACAGGGATCGATCGCTACACCACTCCGCGTCCTGCACGCTGTTGGCTGTCGGTGGAGCCATCAAGTCGAAGATGGAGACGTTTCGAGCACGGTTGCCGTCGAACACGATCTCCTCTCGCTGAATCTCTCTGCGATTGATCTTCGACCGCCCCGCCTTCGTTTCATCCGGAACACGTTGCGCTCGCGCGTAGCGGACGTCCTTGATTTCCTGTTCCCAGGAAGTCTTTTGAGCACAAGTCCCGTAGATACAGAAGTCACGGAGCAAGGTGTCCGCGGTTCGGTGGTAGTCCATCTCTACCAACTGTTGCTGGCAGAGTCCTTCTTGGTTCTTGGCGGCATCGTCATCGTGCCAATCCTCCCCACGAAACCGGAAGGTTGGCTCTTGATCGAACAAGGCCTTGAACAACCGAGGATGGATTGACTCGATCGCCTTGAAAGGCTCCGGACTGTGCAGCTGCATCCTCCCGTACTGGAAGGCCGCGATCGTTTCCCCTCGGTACAGCCGATACAGGATCAGCCACTTGTTCCGAAGGAACTCCATGACGTTGTAGGTGTCACGGACCCCATCCATAACCGCAGCGTACGCGCGTGTCGCGACCTCGGGATTGCCGGCCATGTTCTCGAAGCCCATCGCCTCCGAGTACAAGCGAGCCTGGAGCTCTGGATCTTGCTGATCATCCGGGCCTTCCTGGTACGTCGTGCGCCCAGGAATGGGTTTCGTTCCGTCGCGTGGCGTAACCGACGGGAACCGCGCCTGGGGAGAGCCTTGCCCCAGTCTGCTTGCGTTGCCAAGGCCCCAGCGGTCACTCAAAGGTACATCGCCTTTCTCTTGGTCCGCGGTTTAGGCGTGTCAGAGAACTTGGGAACGAGCTTCTTCTTCGGGTTGGGGTGAGGCCGTTCTAGCCTCGACTTCGTAGCCCGGTCCTGCGCACCGGAGGTTGCTTTGCCCATCGGCTCACCCTCCCTTGTGGCTCCGGGTCACTGGCTTCTGTCCCGGCTTCCGGCTCGCGTTGTAGATCTTCGCGGCCTTCGTCTTGCACTTCTTCGAGCTCCCGCCCTTCTTCTTGCACTTGTTCCTGATCGCTACGTACTTCGCCGGCACGTGCACCACCTCCCAGTCCTAGAAGAGTTCTCAGGTCTGCCATGGAACCGTCACCCGCGCCTTCGGCGCATCAACCGGGAAGACATCGTAGATCGGACCCTTCCACCCCGGCAAGAGGCGGACTCTGCCAGGCCACCGTTTCTCGAGCTCCCCACACCACTCGATCGCGCGCCAGATGTTGTAGGTGGAAGCCCTCTTCGTAGCCGGGTTCGTGGACCCAAACTCATACGCTGTCCCACTTTGCAGCGTGAATCCCATGAGGTAGATCGGGTCCGCTCCCATGAGCAAACCCCACTGCAAGGCGTAGCAAATCGAATTGGCGCCGTAGTGGAATGGCTTGTCTGCCTGATCCACGAAGTAGGGTGGCGCCGCGTTGGGGTGGTACTTGCCGTTGATCGTCCTCCCCGGCGCGCGGCGTGCATTCTGAATCGGAAACTTGACCACCTTGAGATTGTCCCCGCCGATCGTGCGGATCTGCAGAGACAGAGGCGTCTTGCCAAACGCCCCGGCACCCAACATGCCCTGGCTCATCAAGACGACCATGGGGGGACCTTTCTGAGAGAGCAAGGTGCGCTCGGTTGTCCAGACGTCTTTATCGACGATCTGCCAGTACGTCGGTCGTAGGGTCCGAAGAGTCCAGTTTGTTCCGAGGACGGGCTCTCCCCTTGCCTGTTGAAGTCTTGGGTGGTGAGCCACTCCCGCGGCTCCCCCAAGGATCCAAAGAGCTCTTCCTTTGTGGATGTTTTCAAGCCAACGCGGAGAAGGATCTCTGCCGCGCGGTGCTTGTACGTGTGCCGCTTCGAAATCTGGTAGGAGCATTCTTGACCCACCTCTGCAGCTTCGTCAAGGTGATTGAGGTAGTAGAGCACAAGCTCGAGAAAGTGTTCCGGACTCTCTGCGCGCGGGGCCATCGGGAACAAACGCGCGAGCTCTCCACGCACGTTGTCATTGATCACACACGTCCCACAAGCCGCCATCTCGAAGAACCGAGGGTTGACGTGTTGCGCCGGCAGGCCATAGACGTTCCAGAATCCTGTACCTCCCCACTCTGCCGGGGGAGTCGTCATCACCTGGAGGCCCGGCCAAGACGGGTACCGCGACGCTTTCTTCACTACGAACTGCATCCACTCTGTCTTCCCAATGTGTGGATCTCGATGAACATTGAGACCCACCCCACATGACGCGTACAGATCGGCGTGAGCATCGAGACCAATCCACCGCCCTTGATGAGCTTTCGGATTGGTACTTTGCCAGTAGCGAATCTCCGTCCCTTCCACCAACTTCTCCACTGGCTTGAGCCATGGAGTCCGAGGCTTGAGATTCGCATTCCCCAAAAACAAAGCTCGAACTCTGATCTCACGTTGGTCGTACGGAACGAGCTTGAACCGCTCCGTGTTGACAGCCGGCGGGAGGTAGTAGACCTGATCGCGCGCTCCCTTCGATAGCTTGTGTGCAGCCAAGGTCCCCGGATCCATGGTGAAGATGTAGTCGAAGCGTGGTGAGTACCGGAGAGTCTCACCACACTCGTAGGGCTCATCGCACAGGTACACCGCTGTCGGAATGCCCCTCCTCTTGAGCTCGTGCTGGAACGTCTCATTCGCTGCTGCGCGACCATGGTGGCAGAAGACCAAGTCCGGTTCCCATTTATAGATGTGCTGCACCACACTCTTCGCGGTACGGTTGTTGGCAGGCACGGCGTAGGGACTCCTCCGATTCAACGCCATGTACTTGATCAGACTAATGTCGAAGACCTTGACTTCACAACCAAGAGCCTTGAATCCCCACTCCCATCCGTCGTTGAAATCGTCAGAGAACAAAAGGCCAGGCCGGGCCAGAGCAACCTTGGGCACGCCCTCCACACGCTTGCGACGGATCACGGCAGTCATGCCGTGGACATCACGAACTGAGGTGTCACTTCGTCTCGATCTGTAACCTTGACACTGTCATGCAGCGCATTGGGGGACGGGTCCAAAGGCTGCGTGCGTACGGCGGGATGAATCCAGAAATGCTCGCCCATCTTGCCGACGTCTCCCTGTACCAAAAACAGCGAATCGTGCGGATGGATCTCCGGCCAGTAGCGAATCGATCCGCCCTTGATCCGTCGGAACATCGTCAGCCCACGAGTCATCTTGTTGTGGTTTCGTCCTACGTGGTAGGGAGGGTTCTGGCTCCACTTGGCTTCGTGATCGACCGTCACGCACCGGGCTCTCTGGTCCTGTCGCAGAACGGTCAACAACTTCTCGGCCCACTGATGGTCGTACACACCAAGACAGGGGTGAAAAAAGGCAATGGCCTTGGCCCGCCCGTACGAAGCTGCGATGTTGCAACAGCGCGTAAAGTAGATGCGCTTCTTGTTCACGAGGAGCGTCGAAGGAACATCTGGATTGCCCTGAATCCAACCTCGCAACACGTCCGTCATCTCCCCACCGACGCCATCATTGATCACGGTGAGGCCGAACGGAATCTTGGTGTATTCCACCAAGCGATTCAGGCCATCAAGAACAACGTAGGGCTCACCCCACGCCGGCAGACACACGTCAACTTCAACCACTGGCTTTCTCCTGCGCCTTCTTTCCTTCTTCGGCAACCCACGTCAGATTGCATCTGCGAGAGCACCAAACAAACGTCTGCTGCCCAGCCCGACTCAAAGCTCGAGACCGATTCCGTGGGTATCGAACCACTCGGTTACATCCAAGGCACCGAAGGTGCACGACTTCGCTTGGGGGTTCCACTCTTGACTACTCCTTGGTTTGCCAGCGCGACATCATCCGCCGCCCGCATGCGCGCATGAGGCGTCGCAGGCACCGCGGCTTCTTCCTGCCCCACAAGTGAGGAGGCCCGTAGTTCTTCTGCCGTCCTTGCCTCCTCCACGTACGTCAAGCCGGAGGTTGTCGGTCCAGGGGCTTCGGGAACGAACGCACTCTGCGGATTGCTTCCATCTCCACCTGCAGCCTTGAGACCGCGGTTCACGATCATCTCGACTTGATTGAGTATGTAGTCGATGTAGGGGCTCTGCCCCAAAACGCCAACTAGGATCGTTTCCACAGCGAGGGCTGACTCCCTCGCTTGCGGTAGAGATCTTGTTGGCCTTGTTGCCCAGGGCTTGCGTTGTTTTGCCATAGAGGATCCGTCCCGGCGCGCGGCTGGAGATTCTTGATCATGTCACGCGCATCGTATCTCGCATTCGGGTTGTACTTGCCATCCACCAACGACGGCGGCTGAGTCATCGCGACGTAGGGAGTCCAGCTTGCCGGCGGGCCAGGGAAGAGCCAGCGTCCACGCTCGTCCCGCTGATCGATGTCCGAGATTGCATCGGGAACATCGTCGTTTGCTGAGAACGGCCACTCCGTCATCTCCTCGAACATCGGTTTCCACTTGCGCATCTGGTCGCGAAGGGACTGCGCAAAGTAGATCCGACCCTCACGGAAGCGAGGCTCGATCCCGTGAATCCGTGTCATCTTGATCTCATTGCTCCGGCCACCCACCTCCACGATGCGCGGGCGGATGAACGTCTTGCGGCGAAGCTCTTCCAGGTAACCTGCGATCAACTCCTTGTGCGTCGTCTTCTCGATCGCCACCGCCTTCGGCTCCCAGTGACACCACTGATCCCATAGAGCCGCCAACCTCTGCGTCGACTCAGCCGGTTTCCACCGATCGACCAACACGTCATGCACGTACGCGTACCGGTGCGTATCCAAGCTCACAACCCAAAACGCCGTTCGATCATTCTGCTCCAGGGCTGAGAACGCGAAGTCCGTCATAATGTAGGTCCAGCACGCTCGAGGGATGTCCTGGTCCGGGATCACACGGAAGTACTCGGGGAGGAAGATCTGCTCCTCCTCGCTCATCGGCTTGTTGTGGTAGTACGCGTAGAACTGCCGAGAGGGCATGTTGCGTTTGCGCGACTCCACAAACGCACGCGTGAGTCGGCCGGGGAAGAAGAGGGTCCCTTCCGAATCGATCCACTCGTGACGAGAAATCTGCCAGTCTTTCTTGGCCTCCGGATCCTTGATGGTCTTGCACCAGAAATCCGCGAAGTGATGGATCGTTCCACACGCCAGCAAACGCGACCCCGGATCCAGCTGCGCCATGAGCTCGCCGATCCAAGTCTTGACATTCTCAATCGCTTCCGGCGTTTTCGTGTTCTCCTGCGAGATCGGATCGTCAAGCCACCCCATGTCCCAGTGCGCGCCGGTCTGCACCTCCCCTTCACCGAAGGCAGCAAGGGTCGGATCTTTCAGGTGCGTCATCGTGCGCTGTGCTGAAACGAACCCGGAGATGTAGGACCACGCCTTGGGATCCTTGTGCACACCGAACCGCTCTTCGAACCAAGGCGACTCGATGATCAACATGACGTTCTTGAGAAACTTGCGCGACTGCCGGCCGGTCTCTGATCCGATAAACCCACGGATGTTCGGATTCTTCGCGATCTCCCAACACGCCAATCCCACCGTGAAGACCTGCGACTTGAAAGTCCCCCGCGGCCAAAGAACCATCTTGTTCTTGTAGAGAATGACTTCCAGATTCTCCGGGTCTGGGGTTCCTTCCCAATTCAAGATGAACTGTGCACCACGACCATGCGGCTCCCACTGCGCATCGGGCGCTGCACCGCAGTCGCGAACGAAGTCGAGAAACCCCTCGTCTGACAAGTAGTACTCGCGCTCCTCTTCGATCCGCTGCTCACGGATCTGCGCCTTCGTCAGAACTGGTTCCGTCGCGGTCACTGAATTTGCTTCCAAGGGAAGCGGAGCACGATCCGCTCCTTGGTCAAGTACCTGCGAGCCCCCATCCTGCGCGCTTCTCGAATCTTGCGCAAGTGGAGAGATCGATTGTGAGTGTAGCCCCTGTCCAAACTCATCACGGCCGCATCGGGAATGTGGGCCGTCGAGTAGAAGTCTGCCCAGCAGTCCTTCCACCAACGAGGCATGATCCCAATGGTGTTGAGAGTGTGGTGCAACATCACGTCGCTAAAGCCTTTATGCCCAACATAGTCTTCGTCGTAGCCACCCACACGCCAAAAGTCATCGGTGTGGATCAGGTAGATGTTGCAGCAGCCCTCGTCCATTGCCCCCGTCGACATGTGCTTCAAAAGCATTCGGTAGCGCCCGCCCGGCGTGATCTGTGGCACGCGTGCAACGACCAACTCCATCACCTCGGCCGGGATGATCATGTCGGGATCGATCATCAGACACCAACCGTCACGCGCCGCATCCATACCCAGATTGCGAGCTCCTGGTTGGTTCCAAGCCTTGTCCTGCTCAACACGGAAAACCTGCACATCCAAACGCGTCTCCGGCATCACGAACGGATGCTTCGGTCCCGCATCATCGACCACAATGAAACGCGTGTTCCCCCTCACCTCCACAGAGTAGCTCTCCCACATCTCGATCTGCTTCGCCATCATCAACGGCTGGTCGTAGCACGCCATGACCAAGCAGAGCCGAGGTCGTATCACAGGTCCCTCGCGAAGACGTAGCTTCCTACGCTGTCTCGCCCAAACCGCTCCTCCAGACGGGAACGCTCTAACAACTCCCACCCTTGCTCTTTGAGCCACCCGATCAGCCCCCATTCCGTGAAGTACCACAGGTGCTCACGCGGCTTGAAGTGACGACTCCGAAGCACCACTTCCGCGTTCTCGTAGATCGGCGTCGAAATGAAAAGACAGTGTGTCACCCGCGCGATGAGAGCCTTCGGATTGTTCATGTGCTCGAGGCTGTCCCACAAGGTTACAGCCCGCACCGTCGCGTCAAACGGATCGCGCCAAAGTCCCTTCTCCTTGAGCCATGCGCGCGGAGAATCGGCCACGTCGTAGCCCTTCGTCTTCTCCATGCCCCGTTCCATGATGAAAGCCCCACTCCCGATCCCAACATCGAGAAGGCCACCATCCCACCACGACTCGACAAACTCCACCCGCGACTCGTTGAGACGTTCCCCACGCTTGTTGCGCGAGATGACATCGAAAGCCTCGAAATAGGCGGCCGGATACTCGAACGGATGTTTCACTGGGAGATGACCGAATCCCTTCTCCGGGAACCACACAAACTCACCAGCACACCGACAGTCACGAAGCCAACGCGTACAGTCCTTGCACGTCTTCATCGTCGAACAAGCTCCCCGCCAAGACGGTCATGCTGCTGGAACTTGTTCACCTTGGACAAGTGATCTCCCAGATTCACGCGCCAGTACTCACGTGCGTTGATGTACTTCTTGCTCATGTCGAAGAACGCGTTCTGAATTCGGCGGCCCAGGTTCAAGTGGATCAAGCCCTTCGTCACGACCGGGTAGAGCCATGGCCAGCGAACCACCGCGGACCAGTACTTGTGCAAGCGCTCAATCTTCTCCTTGTCCCGTAGGTTGGGCACCGAGCACTCATCAAAAAACGTCGCGTTGACAAGGTAAGTGAGCTCCTCCACCGACTTGACGACACCCTTCTTGACCAAGATGTCTGCCATCACCGTGCCCGGGTACGCCTGCAGGAGCGAACACCAAGACAGCGTGGGCTTGCATTTGATATTGAAGCGCAAGGTTTCCATCGCGTCCGCAAGCGGGTCATCGACGGGGAGGCCCAGGAGGTTCTGCATTCGGAACTTGATCTTGTACTTGTGCAGGAGAGCGACGCCCTTCTCGATGAGCTCGTTGGACTCGCGTCGATCCAACACTTCCTTGCGTGTCTCCTCGTTACCGCTCTCGATCGCGAAGCTGGCGATATGGATGCCGGCTTGCTTGAGGAGCTTGACCCGATCTTCCGTGATCAGCTTGGGCCGCAGCTGCGCGAAGAAGGGGAACCGATACTTGCTGTAGAGATCGGTGAAGCGCTCCAACCACTGCATGTCGATGCCGAAAATGTCATCCTGGAACGCAACAAACTTGCCACCCCAAAGCCGAAGTGTCCGCTCAATATCCTCGACCATGTACTCCGGTGAGTGTTGCCGAACACGCGCCCCCTTCGTCATGTCCTGCCACTCCTTGTTCGAATTGTAGCAGTACGTGCACTTGTAGGGGCAGCCGCGCGCCGCAAGGAAGTTGCGAATCAGGTTGTTGCGCACATGAGGAAACCGCACGTTGTAGAAGAGCTCCCGATCCGGCGGCGCCAAGGCATCCAGATTCACGATGGGTTCCAGATCTACATGGGAGCGCCCGTTCACTGCGTCGATCGTCGCACGCTCTCCATCACCGCGGATGATGATGTCCGCGTGCTCCTGCCCCGCCTTGGAGAAGAACAAGTAGTGCGGCCCGCCAAAGATTGTCTTCCTTCGCGGCCAGAGCTCCTTGACCCCCGCAGCCACCGCTCCCCAGCGACCCTCATCCCCTGAAAGGACTTGGAAGGCCACAAAGTCTGCGCCCCAGTTGGCAGAAGTCAGAAGAGCTTGCGACTCAGTACACGCCAACGTCGCATGCCCGGCCCGCAGCAGCGCCGACGACACGTACTCCATCCCCAAGGGTTCCTGGCTCACGCCGTCATGGGTGACGAAGAGAATGCGCTTCATTCGTCTAGTCTCAGTGCCATGGTGCCGCTACGCCCCGCACCGGTCGCTGCGAACGATCTGTATTCCTTAGCCATTCCATCGCCTCATCCATGTGAAAGTTGGCCACGTCGACCGCCTTGTAGATCCCATGCTGATCGCTGGTGTTTCGCTTCTTCGGATCTACCCAGCTTGTCCAGAAGTTCTGATGGAAGTGGTTGTGCCACAGAAGCAGGGTCGGCGTGCCCAAGTGCTGCGCCAGCATGCCATTTCCGGCGGGGAAGCCGACGAAGGCACGTGCGGTACGGAACAACGCAAACAGATGATCCAGGTCTGTCTTGCCCGTCAGGTCCACCAACCATTGTCTCTCCTGCAAACTCGCGCCCATCTCAACGTCCCACTCCCGCCCCGTGATGATGATGTCGTGATCAGGGAATGCACCGTGCAGGTCGAACAGGAATCGATTGACGTTGAAGCGCTTCATCCACTCCGAGTAAAAGCCGTGCCTGCAGAAGAAGACCACGATGAACGGACTGCCGTCCATGCCCAACGCGAGCTCGTACTTCGCCTCAGCCGGCGTCCTGTTGACCGTGTAGTTCCAGTTGATCAAGCAGCCCGGCAGCGCTTCCTCCAACCGGTTGCCCAGCGCCAAGTGCTGGTTGAGAGCGATAACGTAGTCGAACCCGCAGAAGTTCTTCTTCACCATCGGGCTGCCCTTCCCGAACATCTTGTTGAAGGTGCGGATGTGTCTCTTGTCTTCCCAGAACCCGCCGAAGTCACCAAACGGCAAGCGGCGCAGATAGCCCTCCGTACGCTTCTTCGCCATCCCAGGTTGCCACACCCAAAACTCAGGCCGGCGTCCACCGAAGAGAGCCTTCTGCATGCTCTCCATCTTGAGCATGATCCAGTGCTGGTCGCCCATCCCCGGAGGGAGGAGAACCTTCACACGGCTGCCCAAAGCTCTTCCGCCTTTTCGATCACCAACTCTACCGACGGTTGCCATGCAGGAATCAACCTATGTGGCACCCTGAACGGGTTCCACGTTTTGCCGTAGCGAATGACGTCCTTGGGATTGGGAGACCAAGCGACGACGGGACAACCGCAGAGGAAGGCCAGGACCATGGGGCCGGAGCTCGGACCGATGACAAGCTCCGCGCGGCGCAGAATGCCCATCTGCTCACCGAGAGAGAGAGAGCGGCAGTCCTCGCCACCGATCGCCCACGCAGCCTCTTCGGTGCCGATACACGCGACGTCAAAACAGCGACCACTCAGGTTGGACATCAACCCACGCCAAGCATCCTCCGGCCAGTTGCGCTCCGCGTTCCACTGGCTCGCGCGCTGGTGCACGACGATTTTGTAGGTCTTGCCCGGTTCGCCCTCGAACAGAATGTGTTTTTCTGGCGCGTTCATCCGAGGCACAGGATCCCACACCACGTCAAGTTTGTGCGGGAGCAACAGCTGGTAGCCGCGAAACTCCAACATGGGCGGCGTGTAGCCGACCCGACGCTTGCCATCCAAGATGTACTGGCAGTCGGGTCGGCCCATGATCGAGGGGATCGTGTAGTACTGCGCGAAGTCCTTGTAGATCGCGTCGTGCCCGAGCCGGCCGCACACGACCATCTTGTCGACGTCGTCTCCAGCCGCGAGCTCGCGTAGGTGGCTCTGCCAACAGAAGAGCTCCCACCCGAACTCCCCAACCCAAGGACCCGCGAGGATGTTCATGGTGCTACCACCACGTCCTTTCCTCCCTCGCCCTCCTGGGTTGCTTCGGGGCCGGATCCCGTGAGCGACAACTTTTTCACTTCCTGTTGTGCAAGTCTCTTCTTCTCCCTGACCGAAAGAATCGCATCAAGCTCTGTCTGTGCAGCCTCATCAAGTGACAGGGTATGCGTCACCTCTTGGCGAAAGACCGCTCTCTCGATGATGCCGAAGTCTTGCAAGGATGCGGTGTAGTCCTTCTGAATTCGCCATGCCAACGCCAGCTGTCCGCGTTGCACAGCTTGCTCGTAGAGCTCGTCGCGCCGCGCAGTAAGTTCGCCAACCACGGTCGACGCGCGAATGCCGGTTACCGTCTTCCCGAGCTCGTCCGCGTACGCGGCCCACGTGTCACGGACCACCGTCTCTGTGATGTTGAGTGCCACCGCGATGGCCGGCGGGGAGTGTCCCTTGTTCATCAGGGCACAGACCAGCGCACCCTTCTGCGTCTTGTGCAAACCGTCGAACCACTTGGCTTGGTCGGTCTGCACTTCCATGCGTTGCGCAAGGAACTTGCCCACTTCCCCCAACGACCGCTCTTCAAGGATGTCGTGGGCTTGGTGCGACTTCGCGATTAAGCCGGAGGACACAACCGCTTCGCACATTGCGGCGGTTGACTTGAAGCCGGCGTGTTTCGCAGCAGCCTCAAGCCTGACGATCACCTGCTCATCAAACAGGGAGCTTTTGGTTCGGCGGGCCATGCGGCAACAAACGCTCCCATTTCCGCCGTTCGAGTTCCTGCAGCCAGAGCTTCTTGCGTTCCGCCTTGCGTCGCCGCTTCTCGATGTGGCGGGGTGGTTCGGAGGGGAGGGGGATAGGCATGGTGTTGACGAAGATCTCCGTCCGCATCTCCCGCTCTTTCGCCATCCACTCCCTCATCCACGCGGCGCGGCATGTCTCACGGGTACAGGACTGGTGTCCACACTTGGTTGGATCCTGTGCAGGTGCCGTACGGGGAATAGGCACCCGACGCGCGACCACACCAGCAGCCGCGCCCAAACCAAGCAACCCGAGGAAGCCGCGCCGCGAAGTCGTCATTTCGATTCGGGGGGATGAACAGGCAGGGGCTCGACCGGGGGCGTGGTCGGCGGGGGAACAGGAAACAGCGCGATGAGCTCGTTGCCGAAGGCAACGCCCCACACCGCAAACTCGCCATCCGCGACCCAGCCGTCACCGTTGGTGTCGGCCAAGATGATGGTGCGCTTGGCCGCGTCCGCGACCTTCTCTGCATCCGCGACCGGGATGCGGATGTTCTGCGACGTGGTTCCGATGCCGGAACAGCTGCAGAGCAACAGCAGGAGGATGAGGTATTTCATAGTGAATCACAAGCGAACGCAGCATTCGCTCGCATCCTCACGTCTTCCAGATGCGTCAGCATCAGACTGTGGTTTCGTCCTGCGGGGCAGAGCTCGTTGAGATCTTTAGCAAGAGCAAAACACAAACGCGAAACAGCTTCGTAATCTTCAACACGCGCCTGATTTGGCGACGGATGGTGAGAGAACCGATGCAGGAGCTCGTCTTCGGTTGACTTCATGATGCGGGAGTCGCCTCCTTCTCCGCCTGATCGCGGTAGTCCTCGACCGTGGTTGGCGGAGCGTCGGCCCCACACCCGGCGGCCATGTCGTCCGGTGGTTCCTTGAACGCGTCCGGAGAGTGGAGCAACGTGTACCCCTCCTCGAACGCAGCGGCCGGCGACCACGACAGGTAGCCGTCGGCGTAGTTCACGAAGTAACCACCGATGAGGCCGGAAAGATCAGCCTCTTTCGGTAGGTGCTTGACGAGGTAGTGATCGCTGACGTCGACCGTTCGACCACCCGCAAGATGGAGCGTCGCGCCTTTATCCAATAGAGCTTCGACGCGCTCGATCTTGCCGGCCCAAACCTTCTTGTGGCTCTGGTACTGATCCATGGGCTGCGTTGCTGGCGCCACGTCGACTTCGGTGTCTTCCTGCATCTGCGTCTCCTTGGTGAGTTTCCTGATCTTGTCGAACGTTCCCGGCGCTAGCTCGTGGATCCAATGTGTCGGTTCCGCGTTCGCATCCAGCGCCGCAAGGTGTCTGTCGAGTGCCTCATCAGAGATCACCTCTCGGACTCTTCGTCGCCGATCTTGATGCGCGGTCGTCTGGTGAACGTGACTCGAGTGGTTTTCTCCTCGGCCACACGGCCGAGCAACTTGAACTGGACGATCGCGACTTCCGATCCGTCCAGGCCTTCCTGCTGATCCAGCCACCGCTCGACGTCGCGCATGTTGCTGCACCGCGGAGCGTCATCGATCGGGCACAGTGCACCCGGATAGTGGGGATCCTCCTTCGGGATCACCCGAAGCACGGTGATGTCGTACCCGTCCGCGAAGACCGAGTACCGGTTGCCCCTGCTCGGCTGACTTGGGGCCTGTGCCTCCGGGTCGTTCCCCGGAGTTGTGACCGGAGGTTTCTCCGCCGTTGCTGCCTGATCGCCCATGTCACCGACGGTAGAGATCATCGGCGTCGAGTCAAGTCGAAGTCACTGAACCTCTGCAGAAGTTCACTCCCATCCAACTCGCTCATGGAGAACCCTTCCTGCCACGCCTTCTGGGCCGCTTCGTTCAACGCCCTCTCAAAACACTCGGTCAACGGATAACCCACCGGGCTGATGTCCGAGATATCCCAGGAGAACCGGATCGTGCCGAAGTCGGACTGGTAGAAGCCCACGACCTCGATGCGGGCCGGCGGGAACGAGTAGACCTTCGTCGAGGGGAGGAGGAGCTCGGTCGGAGTGACCAGCGCGCCGGCCCCGAGCCCCATCCACTGCAGAAACCCGCGGCGTGACAGCATGGCAGATGCCCGGTTTACCGGTTTGGCGCCGGTTTACGAGCTCGAGAGCCGGAATCTGTCCCTAGACCCCCCAAACATACCACGAACAAAAGGTGTACATCCTCCGGGGGGTTGGATACGTGTGTGAGAAACAAATACAGAGCCGGGGAATCCCTCCTGATACGGTCCAACGTGCTATCAGGCATATATACCTATTATCCTATTTATTCTCGTACGCGGTACATAGGGGGGGGGAGGATGTACAGGGTTTGTTAGCTGTCTGTTAGGTTGATTACGGCTTGATTCAGTTGATTTTGCATGATTTTGCATGATCGATCTGCTCTCTCCCGTCGATCGAGCTCGATTTTGCTCCATTTTTGCGCGGTGGATGCGCGGGGTAAGATACGACTGCCACCCAGGGACCCGCTGCGGTCGTTCGCCCCTCGCGCTGGGCGTAAGCGACGCCAGGACACGGGCTTGCGGCGTCGCTGCGCCGCTGGGATGGGGCGAGGCCGGCTCACTTCGCCGGTACATGGAGTCGAGACCGCGGGGTCGTAGCCCCGACAACCTGGCTCTTATGTCCCCCTCAGCCCCACTTCGAGACAATCCGGCTACACTGCGCCGATAGCGCGCTACACTTCTGCGCTCCTTGAGTCGATAACCTCCGCGGGGGAGCTCACTTCACAAGGGGACACAATGAAAGCAGACACGATAGCAGGGTTGCTGAGGCTGGCACTGGACGCCGGAGCAAGCAACGCAGAGGCTAGGACGTCGCTCGGGCGCATCCTTGCCGCGGCCCGCAAGGGCGACGCGGAGGCCTTGTCTTGGCTCACGGGACGCAAAGTCAACACTGAGAACGGGGTGAGCCAGGCAGCCTACGATGCTGCGCTCATCCGCGCCGAAGAAGCAGACCGGCAGAAAGCTCACGCGGAGCGCGTGCTTGTGGCTATCCAGCGCGATCTCAAACGCTGGGAAGACAAGTACGCAGAGCTTGAACGCAAGCACAAGGCGCCCAAGCGGGCACCAAAGCGGGCACCAAAGCCCAAGGCTCCGCCGCGCTCAAGCGGGCGCGGAGCTCCTGACGGGGGCCGGGTGATCGTCGTTCGCTACGGTGGCAAGTGCGCTGATGGGGACTGCGGCAAGGACATTGCCAAGGGCGAGCGAGCCCGTTGGTGGGGCCGCGGGCGCCTGTACTGCCTGACGCACGACGGGGAAGCCGCATGAAACCACCTTGGGACAACCCAGAGAATTGGGCAACGGCCACAACCCGTGGGGAAGCCTACGGGATGGGCTGGGCCGACTGCGAAGAACGCCACCGAGAGCTTGTGGCGTCGCTGAAGGAAGCGACTGAGCTTCTAAGCTTGTTTGGTGGTGCTCGAGCCCCCGGCGCAAGCTCGGTGCCAGAGACTCGACGGTTTGACGCTTGGATGAAAGCCAAGGCTGCCCTTACCAAGGCAGGAGTGAAGCCATGACCATCCCACAACCGAAGCGGGAAGCCTTCCCATCCCGCATCCGCCCCGCGACGCCAGGTAGCCCGCGGGCTGTGATCATGGCGCGAGACCTAGCCCGCTTCCTAGCTGGCCCGCTGAGCTTGCGGCGCCGCGTTGTGGCGCCGGGCGTTTTCGTTGTCGCCATAGTAACGGGCAAAGGCCTCATTCTGGACGCGTGGCGAGAATGACGTCTATCCTGACGTTTTTGGTCTATCTTGCCCTTGTCACGGGCGGGATACACTTCTGGCGCAAGCACTGGCGTCGCTAGTCCCGCCTTTGGACTTCTGACCCGCGCTACTGGCGTCCTCGGTAGCGCGGGCTATACTCTGGGCGGCGGAATGTCCCGCCATCAACCGGAGGCACTGACTTGCTATACATGCACTGTGGCGCAGAGGCCGCAACCCTGGACGATCTGCGGGAGTACGTCCCGCCAACGCGTGAGGAGCTCCGCGCCAAGCTGGGCACGGAGAACGCGGGCAACCGATGGAAGCCCATGCTTCACGCAGACCTTGTCGAAACCATCCTTGCGGAAGCGACAAGGCTCAGCCTCGTGGTCCAGCGCACAGCCTACGGAATGAGCAAGGACACGCACTCCCTGTACGGGTGCATCGATTTCAAGAACAAGAACCCCGGTGCCGATCACGGCTACGCGTTGGGCTTTCGCCACGACAACTTGCAGCGGTTCAAGCTGATCGGCGTGAGCGCTGCGCGCGTGTTCGTCTGTGACAACGGCGCGATCGTGGGGGACTTCGTGTTTGGCCACAAGCACACTCAACGCACTGAGCTTGCGCCGACCGTCAAGGAAGGGATGGTCTTGTGGGCAAATCAGATCGCACGCTTGGCGGAAGTGTTCGATGCCATGAAGGCAACGGCCATCGATGACCGCGACGCAGAGCACTTGATGATCGAAGGCGCGCGGACGCACTACGCCGAAGAGCTCCGCACCAACGGGAAGCGACGCGTTGAGCGGGCGCCTTGCTACGCGTGGTCGCAGCTTGGCAAGATCGACCTCGAGTGGAACAACCCGCGGCATGAGGCCTTTGAACCGCGCACCCTTTGGTCTCTGTACAACGCGATCACCGAAGTCGGCAAGCGCTGGACCCCGCGCAATGTGGAACGCGGGTTGAAAGGATGGCCGGCAATGGTCGCCGACGAGTTCAACCTCGAGGCCATCCGCCCGCAGTTGCTATCGCTTGAGGCACCGGGCGTGTTCGACAAATGAGACGCGAGACCACCCGTCGAACCCTGACGATCGTTGCTGGCCTTGCTGTGCTGGCCTGCTGGGTAGTCAACGCATGCGCTTCATCCTGACCGGCGGCGGGCCGGAGAACGGCCACAGCTACGACGGAGACGATGATCTCAAGGAGTTCGTCTGCATCGACGAGGCTCCTGAGATCGTAGGTGCAGTCAAGGGCTACTGCTACAAGCGCACACAGGATGTAAGTGAAGAAGGGTTTGTGGTGTTCAGACTCCACAAAATCACGCCACCAAAGGTGTGGGATACCTAGCCACTTGACAACCCTGGAAGTCTGGCACACACTTCGGGTGCAGTTCAGGGTCCGATGGCAAGTCGGGCGCATGGATGTGGTTCTCTTCGAAGGCGAACCAACGTCGAGAGGTGCACGGTTGATCCCCCGTCAAGTTGACATGGCTTGACGGGGGTTCTTTTTTGTGCTCTGCTCTCTCGACACCCCCAAACTTCCTAACCTGGAAGTGGAGTGATCATGCTAGCCGTCGCACTTGCCACCGACCGACCCGAGTTCCTTGTGACCGGGGGAGAACCACGTGGACACGATGCTGTCCATAACCGGCTCATCCATATCCCGGGCATGCGACGGGAGCCGGCGAACAACAGCCCGGTCGGCCGCTACCGATTCCCGCTGTCCTACGTGGCCGCTGCCTCCCTGCTGACGCTCGAGCAAGAGTACCGGGCGCGCTGGGAGGAGCCTGCGCATCAGGCCGCAGAGGGCATGGCACGAGCTCTCCTGGCACGCGACAGCATGCTTGTGCGCGGCTGCGCCATGGATCTCACATGGCCCACAGACCGCACCCCTCGAGTGCATCAGAAGCGAGCTCTGGCCGCCCTTCATGCGGTCAACTACCGGCAGCTGGTCACCGACGAAATGGGCGTGGGCAAGAGCCCCCTAGCCCTGTGGGCGTTCTGGGATGTCTACAACCGGCACGCGACTGGGCCGCACAGCAAGTGGGCACAGCGCATGCTGATCCTTTGCCCCGCCCCTGTGAAACGCAAATGGGTGCGTGAGGTGACTGCCACTCTGGGCATGACAGCCGTAATGATCGATGGGCCGGCCAAGAAGAGGGGCGATCAGTTCGTAGAACTGCGCGACGCGACCGTGTGCGTGATGAACTACGACCTGCTGCGCTTCCTGAGTGAAGCCCAGCGTGAGCAACTTCACCAGTGGGTCTACGATCAGTTCGCGGTCTACGACGAGAGCCACTACCTGCGCAACCACTACAGCGGGCGCAGCAAGTTCGTGGCCGAGTTCAAGCCTCGGTATCTCCTCGAGCTCACCGGCACGCCGATCGAGAATCAGGTGGACGACCTGTACCACCAGTTGATCCTTCTGCAGCCCGGTCTCTGGCGCAACGAGTGGGAGTTCGAGAGCCGCTACCTCGAGACCTTCATGCTCAAGGTGGGCGGTGGGAAAAAGAAGGCAACCAAGAAGAAGATCGCACGCACCAAGAACCTGGATGAATTGAGCCGCGTGCAGACGTGCTACTCGTTCGGCCGCAAGCTCTGTGACGTCACAGACCTCCCGCCGGTTCAAGAGATCGAGATTCCGCTCGTGCTCGATGCCCCAGCGCGCAAGTTCTACAAGCAACTGCGCGATTGGTGGCTCCTGGAGTTCGAAGACACGCCTGACGACAATGTCTTCTCCCCGCGTGTGAAGAGCTCTTTGGAAGCTGCGCAACGCTTGCTGCAGGTAGCCGAGTCCTTCATCGGCGGGGTGCCCGAGCCCCTACTCCCCATGGTGGCTCAGCAGTCCAAGTACTGGGAGAAGATTCCACACAGACCGAACGAGTTGTTCGCACCGAAGGGCGTCAAGGCCTCTTGGTTGATGGAGACTGTGGAGAACCTGTGGAAACAGGACCGGCGCAGCGTGGTGTTCTGTCCCTACAACGCCCCGTTGTTCTGGTTCAAGGATCACTGGGGCGACGATGCCCGGCTTCTCCATGGCGCGTTGTCCTCTGCTGCGAAGGACGAGATCATCGACACGTTCCTTCAAGGCTCGGGGCGCGTGCTGCTTGCGCAGCTGCGCATGGCGATTGGGTGGGATGCCTACACCGTGCAGGACTGCATCTTCTACGGATGGATGTGGGAGCCTGCCAAGAACCGGCAGGCTGTTGGTCGACTACACCGCATCGGACAGAAGGGCACGGTCAACGTGTACCACCCGTTCGTTGTGGACACGCTGGAAGAGCGCGTACGTGAAGCCCTAGCTGCCAAAGAGGGCGACGCAGAGAAAGCGCTCGCACACTGGTCTTTCGCTGACTTGCGAGAGGCTGTTTCTTCAACATGAATGATCCTTGGTCTAGTCATGTCCGCGGAGTTGCCCTCCGTCTTGCCTTGAAGAAATGCGGCATCTCTATCGACAATCTATCAGCAGCAAGAATTTACGACGAGTCCATGATGCGTTCGCTACGTTTCTTTCGATGGAAGAAACGCTTCGCAGGAAGATGTGAAGGGTTACCTGCATACAAAACTGTTTCACCTAAAGGATTTGCTCGGATGAAATCCTTGCGTCGAGAAAAGCAGTTGTTTGGAGCGAAACTTTCGTACTCCAAGATTGCGTTCGTTCTGAACGGTGAAGGATTTTGCATGCAAAACGGCAATCCATTTTGCAAAGGAAGCGTTCATCGAATCCTGACTCAACGGCAACCACGAAAAAAGAAACCCCTGTTCTCTCACAAGGAAACCACATGGAAAAAGCTGACCGAAAAATTGCTAAAGCAAACCCGCGCTGTCTCGCAATAGCTCAAAAGGGCATTCATACAGACATGGATTTTGCTCAATGCATGTCTGCCATGATCTCTGACTTGATCGAAGATAAAATCAACCACCGTATCGGCAATGCTGTTTGCAACGCAGCTGGCAAGTTGCTCAAGCTGCACGAGCTCCGCCATAAATACGGAACTGTTGATGCCTCCGGAAATCGCATCCTCGAACTTGCTCCGAAGGCAGGATGAGCCTCAAGAAGAAGCTCACCGAAGTCGCGACCGCAGCTGCCCAAGAGGCAACGCACACCGAGCGTGGTCGCTGTCTCTGGGTGCTGTCCCGCGTGATTGCAGAGCTCAAGGAAGACTTCGAGAAGAAGCTCCTGGCTGAATCTCAACGCGAACTTGCACGCATCAAGATGAGCATTGCCGCTGGCATCTTCAAGCGCGCACGCCGGCACATCGTTGCTGGCACGCGTCCTCCCGTCGTGCACCGAGACGACAACGGCGAAGAGCCGTGATGGTGATGGGCAGCAACAGTCGCGAGGCCCTCATTGAGCGCATCGCCGCCCTCACCAAGGAGCTGGCCGAGGCGCGGGCGGTCATCGCTGGCGACCC